CGCTCGATCATGCGCTTGCAGGTGCGATACAGAACCATTTCCGTTGCTTTGCTCATTGCCTTTTCCTCCTATCAGGTGTTCTCAGTGTCATCCATATCGGAGACATTCAACTTCAGAAGGGTCAGGCGATAAGCCTGATCCACGTTCATCTCGTCGGCATCCTCGATGGCAGCTTTCGCCTCCATAATCCAGCCACCAATGTCGGTCGGCTCCAGAATGACGCTCTCTGCATCATCCAGAGGCTTCCGACCAAACAGGTGGTATGGAGTGCCGGCATAAGAAACGCCCGAAGCATCGGGCTCCGGGCAGAGAATATAGCAGCCGTTTTCGGCTCGTTTGATGTAGGTCACGTCCTCGGTTAAGGCAAGGATTGTGCCATCATTGGCTTTGACAATTTTTTTGAGCAAGGTACTTTACCTCCAAAAATAGCGTAGCAAAGCCGCCGCAGACGCAGCAGCCGCCCGTGGTCATCAAAATTTTTGTAGTAGGCTTCTTGGCAGCACATATACTGCGCTACATCCTGTAAAGTCCGTTTCCCGGCCAGCCACTCCCTGTGAAAAAGCTTGAGTTTCTGGCGGGCACGTTTCACGCCATCACGGCTTCCGTTCACCTTGATTTTTCCGGTTTCGGTCAGCGTGAAGCGTGCCTTGCACCACCTAAAAGGCTTTGTCAGCGGGATGATTTTGCACTTCTTCCGGTTTACTGGGATGCCAAAAGATTCAAAGCGACGCACGATTTCATGGCCCAGTTTCTTCAGTTCTTCCAGATCCGGGAAGATAATGAGGTAGTCATCCATATAGTGGCAGACGGCTTTAAGGCCCAACTGACACTTCATCCAGTTGTCAACCGCACTCGGCAAAGCCACCATTTCCTGTTGGCTCAACTCAACACCAAGAGGCATCCCACGCCCAGGAATGGACGATGGCGCACTCTTGACAATAGAGTCTGCCAAACACCGCAGGTCATCGTTCAAGATAAGCTGCTGGTGCCGCTGATAGATGATTGACTGAGGGGCATAGGGAAAGAACTTTTTCAGATCGAGCAGCAAAACGCCGCCCGCACGGCCATATTTGCGGTAATGCCGGGCGAGTTGCTGTTTGATGCGCTTGTACTGCCAATGCAGCCCTTTTCCCTCCCGGCTTGCTCCATTGTCATAAATCAAGCTGGGAGTGTAAAGGGGCACCAGCACCTCTTTACTGAGGACTTTATGGATCTGTCGATCCGTGATATGCGGAGCGTCAATCGGGCGAACCTTGCCGCGCTCACAAAGGGTAAAATGCACATAGGGCTTCGGTTTCCAACGCTTTTGCATGACCTCACGCCGCCGTCTTGCGGTGCCTGAAAACAAATGCCGTTCAAAATTCTGGACAGACTGTTTCCAGCGCACATTGTTGCAGCACTTCTTGCCATACATATACATTGTGTGATAACTGAACACTTCACCGATGGAGCCAAGAGCTGCGCAGCGGGCATCTCGCCGGGCTTGCCGTGCAGCTTTACGGCGCTGGTATCGCGCCTCATGCCGTTCCTGACTTGTCATAAAATTATTCGCTCCTCGTACAGATGTTTGTCGGGCACCATCTAATCTGCGTTACGCTGACACATGAAACAAGGTCAGGTGCGTCCCTTGCCATGCAAGAAGCGTCCGTGTCAGCATATCGAAAAGCAGTTTTAAGGCTTTACGCCCAAGGAAGTATCTCTCCTTTTGCATGGGTCGTCTTTCGCCGGAGCTACTCCATTTGACCCAGCATTGCAAAATCCGGGAACCAGCGCCAAAGAACGGTTCGCACCGTAACCGTATGCGCCCCCGCCCGAGTCCACAGCACAGAAATTGTTGTTGTTATTGTAGTTAGGGGACCGCAGCCGCCACGCCGCCGCCAAGCAAGTTTACAGAGATACACCTACTCTTAAAAATCAGGCTTTCGGATTGAGTTTTTCAAGCATACCTTTCAAAAGGTCGTCTTCCTTGTCAATCAAATCGCCTAACTTTTGAGCCATTTTATCCAGCTTTTCCATCGCCTTACTCGCATCAACGCTTTTCCCTGTAGAGGTCGTAAAACACCCCTGCGGGTTCTGAGACATGATGAGGTAGCAGTGAGTCAACTGGACATCCAGCGCCATCAAGGATGCCCGTGCTTCCAACAGATGCGCCTTGCGGAGCTGCCTCCGCTGGCTATCTGAGGGAAAGATGCTGTTGGCCTTTTCCGCCTGTGCGATGATCTCACAGGCCAGTTTGGCCACCGGCTCCGCAATCAGCCGGGAATACCGGGCTGAAAGACGGGTCAGAAAGTTTATCGTTTCGATGTAAATCGCATTGGCGACATTAACGTACTCGGCTTTACTTTCTGTGCGTTTGGATTTCAAGACAGACATACTTTAGTCTCCTTTGGGGTCATCGAGGTCGATTTCCCCTTGCTCTCGCTCGACTTCTTCAAGGTGCTTGAGCAGAACATACTCTATGTAGTTCGTGATAGACCGATGTTCTTTTGTTGCCAAAACACCAATCTTATCGAAAACCTCATCGGACAGGCGCAACGTGAATACGCGCTTGTTGGTTGCCATACAATACCTCCTATCAAATAGGTTTTGAAAGCATTGTATAGCATTTTTGATGTAATGTATGCACTCATAAAGCAGTCGAGTGATAGCATTTTTGGCTGTTTTTCAAAAATTCGCGCGGGGCGCTGACGCGCCCTTTGGATTTTTTGAGGGGAACTTTCTGCTTCTCGCCCACTTCCGTGGGCGAGAGTAGGGCGAGAACCCCTGCGGGGGATTAGGCAGCAAAGCCGGGAACCAGCGCCAAAGAACGGGTCGCACCGTAACCGCATGCGCCCCCGCCCGAGTCCACAGCACAGAAAGTGTTGGAGTTACCGTAGTTAGGGGACCGCAGCCGCCACGCCGCCGCCGTTTCGGCGGCGGAATGCTTATAGGCAATCTTCGAATTTCCGGCCTTAAAGTATTCGTACTGCGCCTGACTACTCGGCTCACTGCTATTTGCGTAGGTTCTGGAACCGAACACTTCAAACTCTGCCAACAGCCACAGATAGTCGGTGGTCGCCGTCACGGCACTGGCCGAATTAGAGCCACCTCCGGTGTTATCCGTATACTTGGTGACGGACTTCATTACGGCCCTCAAATCGGCCGGCAGCGCAGCCAGAAGCGTGTTTGCTGTCGGATTGGTCGGGTCACTGGCAGCACCCAGAACAGTAGATCTCATCTGGGTCTTAGCCCAACCACCGCTGTTTGTATCGCTGGTATTCATCGTGAACGCACCCGAAGTCGTGGTATAGCCAGACGGGTCATAGTAGCTATCCACGAGTCCCACAAACTTACCGCCGATCTTGCCCAACAGGAAGTGGATGCGGTGAGTTCCCTCTTTGGTGCTGTTGTGGTTGAAGCCCAGGATGAAAACATCGACATTGAAGTTGGAGAACGTATAGGCTCCGACCTTGCCATTAAGAGTGATTCTCTTGGTGTCGCCTACGGCCCAGTAGTTGGCGCCCTTATCGGCATCCGCCACCTTCTTGATGACCTTCCACTCGTTTTTGTCGAGCACCGGATTCACATAGTCCAGCGTCAGAGTATAGTCCTTATACTCCGTAGCGTTGATTACCTCCGAGGTGCTGTCATCACCCTTGGTGGCGGTGATCGTCCAGCTTCCAAGCGTGGGCGGGTAGAGGGTGACGGAGCCGGTCTCATCGGAGCCAGTGATGGTGGCAGTCAGCGTGGCGTCGCCGCAAGAGGCAGTGATGGCGCTGCCGATGGGTGCCGTCAGCACCAGACGGCAGAAATGCACGGTCGCCGTGTAGGCTCCTCCGTTTTCGGTGACAGATACAGCGGCTGTGTCACTCTCCGCGTCGTCCTTGTGGGCGCTCACGGTGTAGGTGCCGGAGCGCTTGAGCTTGACCTGTGCTGTACCGGTGTCGTCTGCCGTGGCGGTGTATGCCTTGCCGGTGGGCAGGGCGGATGTGACGGTCGCCCCGGGTGCGGCAGTGACGGTCAGAGTTGCCGCAAAGTACGGCAGGGTCAGCGTGTACTTGCCGCCCACGGTCTCCACGTCGATGGTGTCATCCGTGGTCAGACCGGCCAGCTTGGCCGTGACCGTCCAAAGGCCCATACGGGGCAGAGCCACGGTGTAGCTGCCGCCGCTGTCTGCCGTGCCGGTGATGGTGCTCTTGCCGTCGGTCAGGGTCAGGGCGCTGCCAGCCGTAGTGGTGACAGTCAGCTTGGGCAGCGTGTTCCCCAGCACAGCGTCCAGCGCGTCCTGAAGGTTTGTCGCGCCAGTGCCTGCTGTATCCTCAAAGGTGATATTTTTCGCCGTCAGGCCGTCTTTGAGGTTGTCCATCTTGCCTACCATCTCTTTGATGGCGGCCTGCACGCTGTCGGCTTCCAGACCGGCGGCAGGGCCGTCAAAAGAGATATTCTCGGCGGTGATAGCAGCAAAAAGCTCCTTGTGTGCCTCCGGGTTTTTGTCGTGCTCGGCAAGCAGCTTTCTGACCCACGCTTCTGTAGCAATGGCCGCCGGGTCTGCCGTCACGGTGACCTGCGCCGTGCCGGAGATGACGACCATGCCGTAAAATTCGAGCAGCAGATTACTCATCGCGGCTTCCGGGACAATCTCGAAGCCGTGGTCGTCCTGAAAGATGCAGACCAGAGCGTCGCTGCTGCTGTCATCCAGCTTGGCGTAGATGCCAATCTGATGCAGGGTATAGCCCTGTTCCAGCCCCTTGTTGCTGATCTGGACTTTGAGCCGATAGACCGTGTCGTCTCCCTCTTTGTCCACTGCGCTGTCTGCAAGGATAAGCGTCTGGCGCTGGTCGGTCACTGCCGTGGCTTTGGGCAGGTCGTCGGCGGCCACGGTGCCAGCGCCGCCAACTGCCCGAGTAAACGTCATGCGCTTACCGGCCATAGCCTCGGTCAGCATAGCCACACCAAGCTGTGTGTATGCGGATGTGTTCCAACTCATTTTTAGTCCTCCAATCTCAGTGTTGCTCCGGTTTGCGCGTATACGCCCGCTGCGGCCGCACCGGCAAAGGCCGCCACCCTGCCGCTCTGCGGCGGTATCTTTCCCCGCACCCGGGCGCTCATGGTGCAGTACATCCCGCACGGAGCACCGGCAATATAAGCAGAAGTCAAATTTCTTGACGATATTTCATAAATAATCCTGTCCAGATGTGACCGCAAATTCTTGTAGCAGATGATTTTTCTGCAAATCTGTTCGTGTTTGGCAGTGTCGATATAATCCACCGGTATTCTGAGCCGGAAATGGTAAGGTGAACCGTCGTAATCAAACCATTCCTCGATGACCGGATTCGGATAAAGTGCCGCTATTGCGGCTTCCACTGCCGCTTTTGTTCCACGATGCCTATGCACATACCAACTGCCCTTGATTGTTTTGCGCTTTTCTTCAAGGGTATAAGACTTGTCATACCAATCTACAGCAAAGTCTTTTGCCAAAATATCCAGCAGGTCTTCCGGCAGTTCATCGATGCGAGTATAGATTTGGCCGAGGGTGATTTCATCAAGACTCATTTCCAGCACGTTGGCGATGGAATGAGCCAGAGCGACCATTTTCGGATCTTTCTGGAGCGCAAGCGGGAAGGAATCCATCATCCGCTCGGCGGTCAGGCCGTTATTCATCCTCGTACCCTCCGCTCTGCACGGTGACTGTACCCACCTTGGCTACCTGCGGCACCTTGTCCGAGGTGAGGTCAACGGACGGTTTTCCGTCTTCCAGCGGAGTGAATGCCGGCTGTTTAAGGTCAACACGTTTGATGCCGACTTCCAGCAGCAGATACCGCAGCTTGTCGGGGTTGATGTCCCGGCCCATCTTGCCGGACTGCCATTTGATGTACTGCTGCACGGCCTCGTTTACTCGTGTCTGTGCGTCAGTAGCGGAAATGTCGCCATCGCGGGTCAGATAGTAGGTCAGGTCGATGTTGTAGGTCACAACATCGGGGTCACCAGATATGACACGGTCGGTCAGAGGCCGTACCTCATCGGCAGAGCAAACCTCCACCATCGCTTTCTTGGTTTCGTCCGGGGCAATGCTGCCATCATCCATGACGGCGTACAGGCAGACAGTGCCGGGGCTTGGGTTGTTCGCCACCACATCGGCGATTTTAGTGGACACGCTCTTGGCGAAATACTTGTAGCTGCCAACAGGCCCTGCGCTGGACCACGCCGCCTGACTATCAAGCAGCAGTTGGTAGAACTCGTCATCGTCCGGGGCATCGCTGCCGTTGGCGCTGGCCGTGATGTTGGAGCAGCCAGAATAATAGTCGTACACATCAACAATGGTGTTAATGTCGCCGACCGCAAAGTCGTTTCCGACAGTGCCGGAGGTCTGGCATACCACCGTAACGTCCGTATAGGTCGAACCGATAGGCACATATTCATCTGCCGTGGTTGCCCAATACAGCGAGGCGTTTGCGTCCGTGACGCGAGTGCCGGACGGGATGAGGATTGCACTCTGCCGCGCCTCGCTGATGTTGAAACGCATGGTGCAGGTTGCTGCGGTAGGCTGCGGGCGCTGCTGCAAGTAGAACAGCTCCGCCAGCGCATCCAGATTCTCGCCCTCTGCCCGGCTGGGCAGATTCTGGTTGTCAGCGTGGTTGTTGAGGGCACGCTCGTAGATTATCGCGTCCTCAATCCACGAGATGAACAGCCGTTCCGGGCTGCCGGGGCGCACGGATGTGCCAAAAAACTGCTCATACCCCGCACAGAGCAGCGCATCCAGTTCGTCAACATCGGTGCTGATGAACTGGTGGTCTGCGGTACTACGCATTGATGCTCACCTCCACAACGGGAAGCATCGTTCCGGGGTTGTCCTTGGAGGATTTGAACGTAGTCCCCATATAAGTGGCTCTCGGTTCAAACCGTTCGATGGCTTCCTTGATGGCGGCGCAGAGCATAGGCTGCGCCACGTTTTCCGGGCGGTCAAGAATATCCGAGATGTCGATGCCAAACTCCCGGTAGCCCGGCACGGTGCCTTTCGGCGTGGATAGGATGACGGCGATGTTCTGCAAAATGCTGGCCACGGTATCCTGCTCGCCGAGGGAAATGGAGGTCAGGTCATTTGCCGACACCAGATAATTGCTCATAAAATCGCCTCACTCTCTCGGATATTCCAGTAAAGTGACGCTCGCAGTAATCCATGTCGGAACGCCGAAAGCGTCTGTGTACTTGGTCTTGAATTTCACGGATTTGATGACCCACCGATAGCTGCCGAAGACTTCATTGCCGAGGACAAACGGCAGCGTCGTGTGATTATCGACATACCCCTTCAGGATCTCGCGCTGCTTGCTTGGAGCCACGCCAAGGTACGCCGAAAGTTCAATATCGAACGTGATGGTGTCGGCATCCGTGCCCGTAAACTCGGCCAGAGCCTTGCCTCCGGCACGCTGATGGGTGGTGTATCTGGCAGACACGCTCTGCGCCATGTCCTTGATGGTTTTGACGTAACCATCGAACACGGCAAAGATAATGTCTCCGAGGCATCCAACAATCACGGATAAATCCCTCCCAACACGAAGCCGTCAGCGTTGAAGCACGGCAGGTACAGACAGATCACGATGTCATCAATGGCGGGCACCCACCACACCACATGAGACTTGTGCTGATGGTCGGTGGAGTTGTCCGCTCCGATAACCTTTTCCTCTTCATCCCAAATCTGGCGGGAGCCATCCATGGTCTTTTTGATTTCAAGGTTGTAGGGGCTGGGGTGGATATACTGGTGATTATGCTCACCGGCTGACTCCGTATAGACAATGGCTTTGTAGTGCTGCATCACCGGGAGCCAGCCGGACGTGATGCCTGTGTCCTCAAACTTACAACGGACAAGGCGCTTTTCTTTGTTCACATCGGTGACTTTACCGAGGCGAACGTCAACAGCAGTGTTCATCAGTACCCTCCTAAAACATGACGGCCGGAAACCTGCGTGGTGTACCCGCCAGAGCCAGTCACGGTATGTTTGGCCTGCTTCACGATGTACTTTCCATCCCACGGCCCGAAGTCCTTAGCCTCAAACGTCAGACCGGCCACCTTGCCCGGATCACCGGAATAGGTAAAGCCCACCTGACGCTCAAACTTGTTGTGCAGTCGGAGCTTTTTGGCAGCCAGTTCTTTGGCCTCGGCCTTGCTCGTGACCGGGGCATAAACTTCCAGCTGCTGGTTGGTTTTGCTCTTGGCATCGTAGTCCTTGACGTAGGCGATACCCTCAAGGGGCTTGCCGTTCGGCCCAACATAGGACACCCGGCAGGACGCATACTGCGTTCCGGCCTGGCCGAGCGTGTGGCTCCACTTGATATAACTCTTGTCGTCCTTGGTGACAGTCCATGCAGAATCTTTTCCCTCGTATTCCTTCTGGTCGAAGATGACGATTTTGCCGTCTGTACATTTCAGCGACAGGCCGGCATCATGGCACAGCTGCGACAGGAAGTCGATGTCAGAGCAGCGGTACTGCTCCACACGCTTATACTCCGGGTCTTGCTTTGCAAGAAACTGGGATTGCATACCGTTCTTCTTCGCCATTTCATTGGCGATGCCGGATAATTTGTACTTTTCCCAACCCTTGCTCTGCTTGGTCTGCCGGATCTGGCTGGTATAGGGCAGCCCCGTGGCCTTTATGGTGATGATGTCGGGCGGGCCGGATGCGTTTATGCTGTCCAACTCAAACTCCCCGCAGTCCAGCGCCTCATCCTTCCCGTCAGAGTGCCAGTTACAGGCCGTGATGGTAGCCCGGATTTTCAGGCCGCCTTCACCGCTGCCGGAAGAACTGCCGCCAGATTTACCGGAGATCTCGCTGGCATCGACCCAGCCATAGACCCGGGACGTTCCGTCCGTGTGAATAACATGGTACGGGTGCAGCGCACCCTGTTTGATGATGGTGATCTTGGCCGGACCAGCCTTTGGTGTTCCGTTTGCCTTTTTGTCGGTAGATGCCTTGTAGTGCGGACCACCGAGAAACTGCACCACGTCACCAACCTTGTAGCCATCAGAAGATGCGGCCGACACATCGCCGTCCAGCATCTTCTGGAGCCAGTCGGTCATCCAAACGCCCTCCCGGTCTTGGAGTTTGATCTGCAGGTCGTCACTGGCATCTTCCTCATTATCGGTAAATGTCAGCGACAGCAGGTAGGGCTTGATGCTGCTGGTGATGTCCACACCGTCAAACTCCACCGTACACTCGGCATGGCGGGCGGTATTTTCGTCGCTCATGTGACCACCTTCTTCCACGGGGGCAAGGTGGAGCTGGTTTGTGTCTCGGTATTCGGGAGCGTCAGCACGATTCCGGCCGGGAACACAAAATAGCCCAAGTGCTGCGGATTAGCAGCCATCAGGTTGGGAGCATAGGCGCAACTGCCGAGCTGCTTATAGGCCACGCTGTCCCAACGGTCGCCTTGCACAGTCGTATAGGTTTTACTCATGCATACCTCCCTCTGAAATCATCGTCCTCTGCATCTTTCACGATTTCGAGGATAAGTTCTCTCAGGCTGTCATTCTGGGCATTCAGGACGTTTTGCAGCTCGGCAGTATCAGATATACCTGAAATATGGTAAACCGGCGAGAGCGATATAGGAACCGTGCTGCGTGCTGAGGAGGAGCCGCTGCTCTCTGGCAGCTCAGCGCTCATGGGGGTAACGCTTGCGCTCTCCATCTCCCGTCTGGTTTCCGAGGCCGTCAGAACAGATTCCCCGCCGTTGAAGTAGACCAGCTCCGGGCCATGCTCACCAACGAGGGCAAAGCCGGGGGCCGCATCTTCCGTACCAACAGCATATCCGGGGATTCCGTGGTTGACATTGTAGCGCTCGTTGGAGCCTGCCAGCGCAGTAGAGGCCGCCGAGGCGATTTTGGCATAGGCTTCCTGCACACGGGGCATCATGCTGGATGCGCCATCGATGAAGCCCTGAATCGTCGCCTTGGCGCTTTCCGTAGCCTCATCGCTCATGTCCATTTCCGATACGGTATCGGCTACGGTCTGGGCGATTTCGTCCATAGAATTGCTCATGCCGGTCTTGAGGTCGGCGATAGATTCGCTGGTGGTATCCTGCGCTTCTTTCAGCGCAGCGTAGTTCTCAACCATTTTGGCGAGGTCAGCATCCGAGGCCGAGACCATACCGGCAATCGCATTGACGGATTCCTTGCTACCATCCGCAAAACTGGCGATAACTTCACTCAGACCGTCGATGTCAGCCGCCCGTTCGTTCAGCTTTTCGAGGTTCTGGTTGTAGTTGTCCCAGTAGGTGATCTGGCTTTGCAGTGCATTACTGATGGATGCAGCGGAGGTCGAAACGACCTTTTCCGCAGAATCCCACAACGCATACTGGCCGCTGATGCTGCCGTAGGCTTCATCATAGGCATCCTTGTAGGCTGCAATGATGTCCTGAATCCGAAGCTCTGCATCAGAGATGGCATTCGCCACATTCTGCTGCTGCGCTGCAACATCGTCTGCGCTGTCGGCGGCGGACTGCTGCGAAGCGTTCAGGGCATCGACTGCGGCGCTGGCCTCCTGATACTCGGACTCGGCGGCATTGATGGCCTCCTGATCCCGCTCTACGGCGGCGGTATAGTTTTCGACCTCTCGCCGGGCGGTGATAAGGTCGTCCGAGTATCCCATGTACTCGGTGCGCAGCTGCTGCACATCCTCGCTCATGGTGCGCCACGGCAGATCTTCCACCGTGCCGTAGGTGAGCTTGAACTGTTCATCCGTCAGGCCGAGGGTGGTCAGCAGCTTATCGTAGGCAGCAGACATGCCGGCATTGGATTTTTCCACCTTTGCCTGCGCGGTCGCCAGCTTGGTTTCGTTCTCGGCGCTCTCAACCAGCACATTGTTGTACTGTTCGTATAAGCCGTTCAGGTATTCCTGTCGGGCTTGCGCCTTTGCATCGGCCACATAAGCGTCTGTATGCTGGCGCAGGGCTTCAGTGCCGCCCTTGATGGAATCCGTTTCAAGGTCAATGTCGTCAGCCAGACTGGGCACCAGAACAGACAGCCGGGCCAGCGTGTCGTGGTATTCGGCATTTCCGTCTGTGTTCCCATTTGTGGCGGCCTCGATGGCCTCCAACTTGCTGATGTACTGGTCCGCAACGCTGGCGGTCGCTGCAATGTTGGACAGGGTGGAATCGTAGCTTGCGCTCGCTTCTTCCATGCTGTCGCCCATGTCACGAGCGGCGCTGGTCAGCTCCTTTACAGAGGGCACTGTCGCATCGGCAGATGTTGCCAGTGCCGTGACGAGCGTAACCGTTCCGGCAATTGCCACAGATGCAAGCGTCAGCGGTCCAGCAAGGCCAGCCAGCGAGCCGGTGAACAACGTTGCCGCTACATGAGCCAGCTTGATGCCGGCAGAAACAGCGGTCAGCGTTCCAATCAGGCCGCCCAGCGTGACCGTTCCGGCGGCAATGCCCTTGACCACGCCGGGGTTTTCCTCGACAAAGCCCTGCATCCAGCCCAGAACCTGCGCGCCAACATCGTACAGGCCGGACATGGTGGGAGTCAAATCCTCGCCGATGGCGATTTTCAGGCCGTCAGAGGCAGACTGCATCAGAACCAGCCTGCCGTTCATGTTGTCGAGCATGGTGCCCGCCATCTTGTCGGCAGACCCGGCGCAGTTGTTCAGGGCTTCGGTGTAGTCGGAGAACGACTGCCCGCCCTCGGCGGCAGCCTCACTGCACCCGGCCATGATGGTTTGCAACTTGGAATACTGGTTTGTGCCAGCAATGGTCTTGGCAAGGTTGGCCTGCTCTTGGTCGGTCAGGTCGCCCCAGACCCCGGTAGTCCCGGTAAGGATACTGGTCAGGGACTGCATATTGCCCTGTGCATCGTAGATATGTATGCCGTACTTCTTCAGTTCATCGGCGCAGCCCTTGGTGTTGGTGGCAAGGCGGGTCATAATTGCATTCAGGGCCGTGCCAGCCTCGCCGCCCTTAACACCGGCATTGGCCATGGTAGCCAGAACTGCGGTGGTTTCCTCGACAGAGTAGCCGAGGGAGGTGGCGGTGGATGCACACGCCTTGTATGCCTCGCCCAGCTGGATCACGTCCGTGTTGGAGTGAGCCATGGCGTAGGCCATCACATCGACAAAGTGCGTAGTGTCAGAGGCTTTCAGACCAAAGGCGGTCAGATAGTCGGTGACAATATCGGATGCCTGCGCCAGATCCATGTTGGCGGCAGCAGCCAGATTCAGCACCGGGCTGATGCCCTCCAGCATAGACTGGGTGTCCCAGCCTGCCAAAGCCATGTAGGACAGAGCATCAGCCGATTCGCCAGCGGTGAATTTCGTGGTTGCGCCCATTTCCTTGGCCTTGTCGGACAGAGCCGTCAGCTCCTCACCGGTAGCACCGGAGAGGGCCTCGACATTGCTCATGGATGCTTCAAAATCACCTGCGGTGTTGATGCAGTCCATGTAGGCATCCCGGATTTCTCCGAGGGCCTTTGAAATGCCGACCGTGGCCAGCGTGGCCTCGACCGTCTCAAGCGCCTCGACCGATTTTTCACCGAATCCCTTTGCGCCCTCACCGGCCTCGTCCATCGTTTTCTTGAGGTCAACCTGCTTATCCTTGAGCTTATCGACCTCAGTTTCCAGCCGGACGCTTTCCGCCGTCAGCTGCGTGGTATCCACGCCAGCTTCGTGCAGAGCATTCCCGGTGGCAGCCAAACGCTGCTCATAAGTGTTCAGGGAGGCCGTGGTCTTGTCGATCTGCGCCTGTTTGGAAAGCAGCTTGTTTTCCAGCGCGGAGGAGTAGCCCTCGGTTTCCTGAATCTCTTTCTGGATGTTGTCGTACTGTTGCTGCAAAACAGAAAGCCGCTGACGGGTTGCGTCAACGGCCTGCTGCTGCTTCTGGTACGCCGAAATGTCGGATTGTACTTTGTTCAACAGCTGAATCTTCCCCTGCGTTTCCACAAGGGCAGACTGAGCAGCCTTGAATGTACTGGAAAAGCTGCTGTTCTGTTTGGCGGACAGGTTGAACAGCAGCTCCCACTCTTTACGAGCCACTACTTACCGTCCTTTCTCGCTCTCTGGCGCTCGGCAATGAGATCATTGCTGCTGCGGATCCATTGCCGGAACTGATACAGGGGCATTTCCAGCCAGTAGGGCGCAGGCGTACAGTTGACCTGTGCCATTGCAAGCACCTGTCGCCGCAGCCACACGCCGCCATCACCGGTTACAAGTCCGACCTCAGCAAAAAATTTCTCGCTTTGGTGCGGATGGTGTTGTAGTCCCGGATGCTCATAGCACCGATAACATCAACACCGATAGGCTCGGTACACGCCCGGCAGGCCATGCGGATAAGGTAGCCCGCACTCATCGAGGGGATGATAACCGGCTGATTCAGAGCCGTAAGCTCGGCCTCGATGGCGAGGGAGTCATTGCCGGTCAGCTTGCCCCAGTCGAACGTGAGGGATTCGTAGTGCTTGCCCTCATAGTCAAGGGGCTTCTGGAGCTTGTGGGTGTAGGTGTACGGGTCAGCAGCGGCAGCAGCCTTTGCGGCGGCAGCCTGAGCTGCATCAAATTCTTTCGGGTCAATGACGGCGTTCATGCTGGATAGCTCCTTTCACGCTCAAAAAATAGGCCGGGACTGCAAAATGCAGCTCCGGCTGAACGGTATATGCGGATTACTTGCCCAGGGCCGCACGGACACCGGCCAGATAATCCACACCGTTGATGTAGCAGATGAAGTTGAGGGGGTCCAGTTCACGCACCTTCTTACCGTTGATGTACGTTGCCCAGTAGCGGACAGCGTACTCACCGGAGCCAGAGGTGGGCGTTGCGGGGGCAATGGCGCCACCCTTGGTCGATTTGGGCACGACCACGAAAATATGCTTTTCCTTCCGTGCCTCGACCGTGCCCGCAACAGGATCCTCATACTGGTTTGCCACACGCAGGTCAATGCTGTGACGGCGCAGCTCCGACAACTGGACGGACTGCGGCGTGGTGGTGCGGAATTCCAGACCAAGGGTCATAGCCTCCAAATGGCCCAGAATGACCGCTTCGACGTTACCACCGACACCAGCGCCCGAAATGCTCTGCGTCAGAAAGGTAACATCAGGCAGGGTAACTTTCGACATACCCAGATACTCCACGCTGTCCTCATAGACCGCGAAGTTGATAACGCTCTGATCGATTGCCATTGTAGTGCCTCCTTTTTAGGACTGGAGTGCGCTGGTCACATAGTCAGCGTCATATTCCAGCACAAAATCAATTTCCTGCGCCGGAGAGGGCGGGGTCATGTAGACGTGCAGATTGATTTTGCCCGCCATCAGGCTGGTCAGCGGGTTCTCGTTTTCCAGCATTTCCACACGGGCACCCAGCAGATAGCCTGCGCCCACCAGACCGTTCAGCCAGATGTTGGCGCTATCCAGAATGGTGTCGATGAGACGACGGTTCATCGGCTTGTCGAGCTTGCTCCAGAACGTCTTGATGAGGGTGTTGGAGACGTAGTCGAACATACGGCTGAGCGGGATGAAGTAGTCCTTCACATCAGTGGACTTGGGGTAGCAGCCAGTGTGGTTGCCCCATGCGGTCCAGCTGCCCATGAAGTTCAGGAACGTGCAGATGCCGGCAGCATCGACCACGTTTGCCTGATTGTAGGTCAGGTTGATGGCTGCACCGTCATCATCGCACAGACCGTCGATGTGGACGGTCTTGTTGGAGGGGCTCTCGTAAGGGATGCCGCCATTGTTGGTGTCGGTCTCCGCGAGGCAGCCCGCCATGAGGGTGGAGCCGTGGAACTTCAGATCGCCCAGAGTGCCGTTAGGCCAGCACAGAATGGACTTCTGGTCGTAAGTGCCAGCGTTCTTGGCCTGCACTGCGGCAGTATAGGTCTTTGCGGAAATATCCACCAGAGCCTTGCCAGAGAACATACCGTTGATGGAGCCCGCCTTTGCAGCCAGCGCAGCAGCAACGGTAGCCTCCTTGGAGAAGCCGGGTGCCATAATCAGGTCAGGCACAATGCCGAACATCGTCAGACAAGCCTCGACCTGCTCTACGGCAGCCGCCACCGCCCCCGCCCCCGCGCTTTCTGCGGTCAGCCGCG